GTTTACGTTCAAACTCCAGTTCTATTTTCTCTAATAAAGGTGATAACGTATCAGTAAGGAAAGCTAATTGAGTTGCTTCTACCGTACTGTAGCTGGATTTACTAAGGTCAAATGCCTTTACTGGTGATACTCCAAAGAACCTACAAATGTCAATTACATTAAATTGTCTGGTTTCTAATAATTGTGCATCACTAGGACTGACTGTAATTGGTTGGAAGTCCATATTTCCCTGTAATACGGCTACACCATTTGGCGTACCAGTCATAGGGCTGAATGTACTTTGCCAACTTTCCTTAATATCCAATTGCTGTTTTGGCGTTAAGCTGGATTGTACTTTGATAATTCCAGCCAGATTTGCACCGCCTTTAAAGAACCCCTCTGCGTGTGCTTCACTGTCTGTAGCCAGTCCCAAAGTATTTCTGGCGTGTTGTAATGTACTGATTCCCGTAATGCCATCATAGCTGAAATTCAGTATATGAATCATATTAACAGGTTCTACCAGTTGTTTAATGCCAGTAACATTATACATTATCTTGTTCTTTAAAGGATCAACTTTTGATATAGTGACCAATTCAGAAGGAATCAGCTTCAAACTTACTGCATCACCTTTGGCATCTCTTTCAATTAAGGCGTAACCATTACCATTTAAAAGGACAGAGGTAATCAATGTTTTCATAAAAGTAAACCTGCTCATCTGGCTGTTTGGCTCTTTATTCAGCAGGTAGTAAGTGGGATGTTCCAGATACTTTCTTTTATATCCGTCCTTGTCAATCTTATATGGCTCTAATGGTAATTGTGCCACTGAATCACCAATTACATCTACACACCTGTAGACAGTGGAAAGAAGCATAGATTTATCAGTCCTGTAGCTGGAATTTGTATTATATACCAGACTATTAAGTCCATAAGGTGTATAGCTTCTTTCTTCTTGTGGCTCTTTCTTTTTAAATAAATCAAAAAATCCCATCAATTAAGGTTTTATATTGTAAATATCGTATTGGTATAATGTGGTGTCAGCAGATAACCGCCTAATGCCTGTATCATAGCAATCACACCATCAATTTTCTTTTTATCCTGTGATTTTACCGGCTTTACATTGCCACAATAGTCAGATTTCAGAACTACATTCCTAAAGCAATTTCTAGTAATGTCGTTATTGTCTATTACTGCTTTTCCTGACAATATAAGCCTTTCCAGTTCTTTGGTAGGTCTGTTGAAATTGCCTAAAGTCTGTGAATATTCTTCTAAGGGCAAACCTTGTTCAGTTGCATTAATTGCCCATTGTGTAGCATTGAACTTATCATAGCTGACAGATATTATATTAACGACTTCTCTGTATTTCAGAATATCAGTAGTTATGTAGTCATAATCCGTAACGTTTCCGGGCGTTACTGTAAGCAGTCCCAACCGCTTCCATAACTTGTAAAGTTCTTTATCAGCCTTTTCTTCCAAAGCTGCTTCTGGCAAATAATAATGTGTTTTGAAGTAATATTTTTCGCCATCAACAACTAAGAAGGATGCAGCCGTTAAATCGCTTGTTGCTCCCAAATCCACACCTATATAGCAGTCCAGACCATTTAAAGAAGAAAGATCCACTACATCACTGCACTTTACTATATAGTCCTCTGGAATCCACACGGTAGCAGAATCACACCAGATATTCAATGTCTTTGTTTTAACTCCAACTTCATCACTAGGATTATTCTTTGCCTGTTTAACTTGCTCCCTGATATATTTCTTAGTAACAGTGATTCCTAAGTTTGGAGCACATTTACACCAGTTCTTTTCACTGTCCCATTTATCGCCTTCATCCAAACAATAAATGGCTATAAACATACTGTCATCTTCCTTTAGATGGTTTAGTACTTCTATAGCTACTGTTCTTAGTTGATAACAGGGTAAAGACTTGTCAAATCCAGCAGTTGTAATGGTACAAAGATGTGGATTCTCGCGCATCCCCATACTGGATTTAATTACATCTCTAACCTTGCTGTTGGCTGCTGCGTGATATTCATCGAGTAAACCAAAGCTAGCGTTAAAACCATCCAGTTTGCTATCATCAGCAGCCAATACTTTCAATTTGGAACTGGTAAGACTGAATAAAATATCAGCCCTGTAAGCAGTAAGATACTTTCCTTTTGGATCTAAGCCTTTACTGAACTTGCTGCACATATCGAATGCAATTTTAGCCTGTTCCTTACTGTTTGCAGCCAATAATACTTCTGCGCCATCTTCACCATCAGCAATTAGATAATACAAGCATAATGCAGCAGCTAAAGCCGTTTTTCCCTGCTTTCTTGATACTTCAATATAACTGCTGGTATATCGTCTAGTACCTGAATCCTTCCAGTACCAGCCTACTATGTTGGCTACTATGAACTGCTGCCATCCTTCCAATATAAAAGGCTTTCCAGAATGCTTACCTGTGTAATGTGTCAAAGTAGAAATGAATTGGATAGCCAGATCTACTTTTTCTTCTCTAAACTCCAGATCTTCCCTTTGTAAATCATTCAGGAACCTTTCACAAGCTAATTTTATATACTCACCAACGACAATACTTCCATTTAAAACCTTATCCGCATATTCGTAATAAGGTTTCATTATCTAACTTCCTTTGCAGTCTTTACAAATTTCTCCAGTGGTGAATCTTCTTCTTTTTCTTTATCCAGTTTAGGTAATTTTGTTCTGGATTTGGCGGTAAGTCCAAACTCCTGCATAATTTTTACTGCCTGTATTTGTGCATCTTTGGCAATAGTTACAGCAGGATGCTTTACAATGTTACCCTGTCTATTTTCAATTGTTGCTCCCTCTCTTTCTACTTGCTTGGAAGCATTAATAAACATACTGTAATTTCTTGCCAACATATCTAACGCTGCTACATCTACATTTTCCAGTACTCCAGATTCTTCCAGTCTGGCTAATACGGTTTTCATATATTCTTTTGCTTCTTTACATACGTCAGACGGTGCTTTGTAGTCTATCATAATTAAATTCTTATTTTAAGTGTACATATCCATTCGTATCTGTGTCTGCTCATTTATCTTTCAAACTTTCAAATACTAACCAGTCTATTGGCAGTCAATTGTTTGATTATTAGTATTTTACTTGTTCTTGCTGTAAAATATCCGTATCTTTGTATATGATTAAAAGCCAATACATTAACATTAAAAATCACAGTTTATATGAAGGAAAGTATGTCAGAAAGAATTACAGTTCGCCTAGATGGTGAAACTGCATTGAACATAGATATTATGAATAAAGCTACTAATACTCCAAAAGCCCAGATAATAAGAATGATACTAAGAGATTTCTTTGCTAAGAATGAAGAACTGTTAGACAAATACTATGAAGAAATTAAAGCCCAGTAAAGAAGTGTTGCTGCAATATCTATATGACTATGGTATCAAAGATACTTGTAAATTACTACATATAACAGAAGAAGAATTTAATTCTATCCTAGAACCATCTAAAAGAGAACATAGCCATCATAAATACAATTACCAGATTTCAGAGATCAAACCTTTAATAGCCAAAGATATTTCAGATAATTACAACCGTTTAAGATCCAAATTTATAGGTAATACAACCAACTTGCAGTTAAGTCAGACAGATGAAGATATATTTCATAATACCTTGCTAAAGGTAATATCAGATGGAATAGAAGATAATGTAGTTAAGCAGATAGAATACCGTCTTAAAATGGTACGGTATCAATTACAGATGGATAATAAACAACTAAAAGGAATACAAACAAATGCCTTATCTAAAGAAGCCAGAGAGAATAAAGCAGACCTCTATTAAGCGTGAAGAACGTAATGAAGTATATACTTCTACCAGATGGAGAAAATTAAGGCTTTCATATTTACAACAGCATCCGTTATGTGAGCTATGTCTAAAAGAAGATAAAGTAGTTCCTAGTGTAGATGTACATCATATTACTAGTTTTATGTCTACTACTGACCATCTAAAGAGAATATACCTAGCATATAACCCAGATAATCTAATGTCATTATGTAAGGAATGCCATCAAAAGGTACATAATAGTAAAGCCTGCCAGAATTAACTAGCAGGCTTTTTCTACATCTAAACTCCTAAAATGTAGAGGTGTTGAATTAAACTGTTAAAACAGTGGAGTTTAAAATATTCCCTATATCCTTTAGTGCAAACTGTAGTGTAGCCAATTCTTCACTAGTGAACTTAGCTGGCTTATTATGAATAGTATTGCCGTTAATACGTTGTGATAGCCAACTTTGTGATTTATTGAAATACTTTTTTGCTATATAAGACAAAGATACCATCTTAGATATTTCTGATAATTGTACCTTTAAAGTTAATTCTTTTATATCTTTACCTAATTCATCCATCCCTTTATTCCAAAAGTCTGTTATAATCTTTTTATCATCAACAGAAGTAAATTGTTCTTTCAGGATAGATAATATTTCTTCAAACCTTTCTCTTTCTTTGGGATCATCTGTTCCCATTAAAGGCTTCAATTCTGCCAAATATTCATTTAATGTTTTCATATCTATATTATTTTTAAGTTCCCCAATTAAGGGGAACTCTGTTAGTTTTTGATTTTCTTTTTTAATTTGTTTATATCATCTAAGTAAAGATCTATTCTTTTTTCTTTTTCTTCTTCGCTTAGATCAATAAAAGCACCAAGTCTTACAAAGTCAGCTAGTTGTTTCTCTTTTCTAGCAATCTCTTCTTTTAATTCCTTTTCTTCTTCTGTCATTGTTTTAACTGTTTTAATTCAACACTACAAAGATAGATAATGATTTCATTATCCACAAATATTTCTCCAATTATTTTCAAAATATTTTATTCTTTACCCAAGTAAGAGAATGATGCCGATTTAATTTGCGCTGTTATTCTAATGTGCTTTCAAAACTAGACCATTTAAAGAAGAAGATGCCGATTTAATTCGATTATTTTTATAGAATTATCTTATTCCAGCCGATTTAATTTGGAGTGATAAAATCATTCTTCTTTTAGATGGTTTGACCTTAAAAATACACCTCAAATCGAGCCTTAGATATAAAATATAAACATCAGATATACATATAGTTATATATTTAGATTCTTTAAAATTTACTTGACAGTCACGAAAAAAAGCAGTATCTTTGTGTATATTAAATAAGTCCAAGAAGTATTGTCATAACTTCTACTAGAAATACACTTTAAGCCATAAAAGTACGTTTGTGTGAGTGAATTTGATAAGAATAAGACCAGATGTGAATCTGGTTTTATTTTATTTCGATTGGAATTTTTTTTTCAGATTCAGTATATAAGACTATGCCTTCAAAATTTTATTCCAATGCACTAATAATATTCCAGATGCTTATAAACACTAGATTTTACCCACTTAGATAGATGGAACTTTTTTTTACGTCAAAATCAATACATAAAATGAAGAATCAAGCAAATACACTAAAAATTAATTCTACAGATGGATATTTACATTTAGAAGATCTTCCACATAATTGTATATTCAATAAAGTTATTACTGGTTGTGGTGGTACTACTATTGCCATTACTAACAGTGAAAACTATGTTATAGCAGTACCTACTAAAGAATTAATAGTAAATAAGATTGGTAAGGCAGAAGCAGGTGAATCAGATAATAAGAACTTGTTCGGCTTATTTGGTAGCTTTGACAATACTTTGAAAAGTAAGCTAAAGAAGTATTTAAAGAAAGATGGAGTTAAGAAGATCATTTGTACTTATGATAAACTGGCTAAATTGGCTGAATATCTGAATCCTGCTGATTTTAGGTTACTGGTGGATGAATATCATTGTTTGTTGAAAGCATATAGTTATAGAGATACTGCAATAGATGGAGTATTAGACAGCTTCAAACAGTATAAATCATTCTGTTTTATGTCTGCAACACCCATACAGGCTGAATTTAGTCCTTCCTGTTTAAATGGTGTGCCTGTTATTGTTGCAGATTGGAGTTATACAGATACATTAATTGTATCATTAGAAAAAACCAATCATCCATATCAAAAGGCTTCAAATTATATCAAGGCTTATAAGAGAGACGGATATATAGAGATAAACGGTAAAAAGAGCTATGAAGCATTTTTCTTTATTAACTCAGTAACAGATATAAAGGCTATTTTAGATCATTGTGATTTAACAAATAATGAAGTAAGAATTATATGTGCTGATACCGAATCAAACAGAAGTAAATTAGAAGGTTTTGAAATAAGTAACAGTATCAGTGATAATAAGATGTTCACATTCATTACTTGCAAAGGTTTTGAAGGTGTGGATTACTTTAGTGATACTGCAATGTCATTTGTAGTTAGTTCTACTTCCAATCCACATACTTTAGCTGCTATAGATACTGATATTCCACAGATAGCAGGCAGGATCAGAACAAAAACAAATCCTTTTAGAAACTTAATTGTACATATATTCAATACTCAACTGGATACTCTTAGTTTAAGTTACGAAGAAATGAAAGAGAGGACAGAAAAAGAATTGGAAGCAGCTAAAGAAACAGCAAATATGTTCAATACTGCACCAGATATAGTAAAGGATCATTTAAGAGATAAATTAAAAGACAAAGTAAATGATATGTATATTTCATACGATAAGAAAAATGATGCTTATAAGGTGAATGATATTCTTCCCAAACTGGAGTTATATAACTACCAAGTAAATAAAGTGATATATTCCAGCGGGTTACAAATAGCAAAAGGATATGATTCTAATGGGATATTACATACTTCTGTTAATTGGGAATTGGTAGATAATGAAATAATAAGAAAGAAAGGTATGAAACTTACATTTGAGGAAGCATATAAAGAGTACAGCCAATTAAAAGAGAGTTTAGTTGTTTCACCTAAAATAGAAGAATTAGAGAAACAGTTTCCTTTATTGATACCAGCATATCATAAGTTAGGGGATGAGGCTGTAAAACGCCTGAAATATGTGCAGAAGGCAATTAAAAATGAATTGCTGGTTACTAATGACTATAAGAGTTTAGATAATAAGATATTCAAGATAATCAAAGAAGATATTCATATTGGCGAATTTATTCCTGCAAAGAAGGCAAAGGAATTGCTTAAAAAGACTTATGAATTAGTTGGAAAGAAAGAAACGGCTAAAGCTACGGATTTGGATAAATGGTTTGAAATTGATGCAGCCAGTAAGAGGATAGACGGTAAAAAAGTTGCTGGATATATAATTGTAAGAAGTAAAATCATATTTAAGTAATTATTATTCTCTTTTACTTGTTTCAGACCAAAGAATATTTACAAAAATGAAGCATAGCAACAAATATCAAGATTTCTGATAATTTGTTTTTATGGCTGCCAACAACTTAGTATCTTTGTACTATAGAAAATTGAGATACAGCATATTAATTAGATTCACCAAAACTAAACTTAAAACTTCAATTATATGGAATCAATAACCTTATCAATCAAAACACTACAGCAAATCCTAAATTATTTGGCTACACAGCCTTACAATGAAGTTGTAAACCTGATTAATACAATTCAGGTAGATATTCAAAATCAACCATCTAAAGAAGAAACAGAGAATAAGCCAGAATAATTTGGCAGTTCTCTTTTAGATGGTATAGCACTAGATACGCATAGTTAAATAGATATAATATATTACTGACCAAATAAATGTATGATATGGCAAATAATGAGTTTCAACGTCACGAGATAATTGGAAGGCATTGATTTGAGAGCTTTGTAAATCAATTAAAAATAAAAAGTATTTGACAACCTACAGCTAATACCTATGACTTTGTGGATGGTTATCTTACACAGGGAAATAAAAAGGCTGTAATAGAGATTAAAACAAGAAATCCTAATTATGTTAAGTATTCCAGTCACTGAATGGAACTTGATAAATTTATGAATTTAACTAAAACCAAGATAGATAGTAATTGTAATAGTGGTTGATACGTGAATTTTTTTGGTGAAGATATTATGTATATCTATGACCTGAAAAATATTAATACAAATAATTGCCCCTTTGATAAGGAAATGAGTACCTAAAGCTACAGCAGATCCCAGTAAGGGCTATGAATGAAAACAATTTCTAGATATTCCAACTAAGTACGCAATCAGATTTGAGAGAGTGAATAATAAATGAACAAGACTAAACTAAGTAAATATGAAGAACTTAATTGTCCTCATTACAATAATGGTAGCCGTATTAACTGGCTGCGAAGTAGATAATTCTGTAGATGGTAGAATCAAAAGTGCATTAATTGAATATTACGAACCTGATAGAATCCCTGTTCTTCCTACAGTTGGTGAATTAGATGTAGTTCACGAAAATTATGAATATCAATCACATAAGATATTAAAAAAAGCTCACTATGGCGAAGATGTTACAGAATATATCATAGAACATAAGTATAAAGTGGATATAGAAGGAAACAATACTACTCACACAGTAAACAAAACTGATACTATTAAAGTTACGCTATATAACCATATTTACTACTCCAAAGTAAATGATGGTAAAGTATGGAAGTATTAAAAAGAAAGTCTAGCAGTTGATTCTGTTAGGCTTTTTTATATATTTGTCAAAAAGAAGTAATATGAATAATTTGATAGAATTGCTAAAGTTTGAAGCTAAGAATATTAATAATCTTTTTGAACAAGCTTCTATAGAGGGAGAAGGTACTCCACAGGAAGTATCAGATAGGAGAGAAGCAGCATTGGCTGTATTTCTAAAAAAGTATTATCCTTTTCCTTATCGAATTGCAAAAGGAAATATAAGAGATAGTTATGGAAATAATAGTGATTCAATTGATTGTATAATATTAAATCCTTGTCACCCATATACAACTACGAATGAAAGTAAGTATTCCATCATTTTTGCAGATGGTGTAGATGCTGCAATTGAATTAAAACCTAATCTACAAGGAGATGAAATAGAAAGGGCTTTAAAGCAAATAGAATCTGTAAAAAGACTAAAACGTGCAGAGTCTGTATTAATAGATTTAGAAGGGAAGTTATCTAATGGATTTAAAGAATACTCTAAAACAATTCCTGGAATTATATTTTCTAATAAAACTTATTCTAAAATTGAATTATTGATTGACAAAATAACGTCTTATTATGCTAAAAATAATATCCCTATATGTTATCAATTTGATTTAATTATTGTAAACAAAAAATACGCTATTTTAAATATTAGAAAAGATGGATATTTTTATCTGAAAAAAGATATAAAAGGATTTTGTAACGGCATTGTAATTTATGAATATGGAGAAAGTACACTTGCTTATTTTTTGTTAGTTTTGAATATGTTACCACAATCAAATATTACTTTAAAAACAAATATTTTAGTTCACTATTTGCACCTATCTCCAGAGCGTGCAATTATCTTTCCAGAATATAATGAACGATTATTAAAACTTCCTTATGTGTAATTTTTTTATATAGACAAATATAATATCAAATCTTCTTTCATAAAAAAAACTGTGTTAGCAAAATTAA